CTATCGTATGCTGTAAGCCTAAACGACCTATTGAAAATCTAGATCAAGCCATAACTGGATTACAGCTCAAAGGACGACAATGCAAAAAAGAGAAATGGACTATTACCTAAGGGACGCCGAAGAAGTAGAGCATTTTAAGATCGCGTTTGACCCTAAAATAGCGCGGTTCCTTATTATAACTAACCAACGTGAATTTGCGATTGAAGTACCCTATGGATCGTCTAGATTTAAAACGCTCTACGCAGAATTACAGCTGATAGTTCTGTCGAATAAATACTAGACGTAGAAGCTTTTTCGCCAGTAATAGTTTCCGACCTAATCTGTATTTTCTCCTGAATAATCTCACTAAAAAAGTGTTTAAAGTAAGCCATTTGTTGACGACATGCCCATAGGTTGCGATATCCTGCATTTTATACTCTTCATAATGAGATGCTGTCTCGACCGAGCAGGTTATGCTCTCTGAGTGAGCAGTCAGATTAACGTAGTTCTTTTTAAGGGTATAATAATATTTATATTTATGAGCGCAATACAGATAAGGCGCTATATCAGGACCTGCGCCTATCGCTAACATGTCTTTGTTATACGTATCGTGTAACACCCGTTTAAGGTCAGCAGTGCGGAAGATCGCCACACACGGACTCATATGGACCAAACCAGTAAACATGTGGAAATGTTTTTTCAAATAGGCCACGCTATCGGTTATGCCTGGAATATCAGTGCCGTGATTAGAAATGACGAAACCCATCTCCGCGGTGAACTTGAACATTGCGTCTCTTATGAAATTCTTCGTATAATAATCATCGCTGAATAGAAATGCAGAATATTCACCCTTAGCGTAGGTAAGCGCCCGTCGCCAATTTCGAACTGGACCTCTATTCTCTTCGGAGAATATTACTGTGATTAACCCCCCGTAGGGCGCCAATAGCTCTCTAGTGCCGTCCGTAGAGGCGTTGTCGACGACTATGATCTCTTTATTCTGATAGTCTTGGGCCAGTGCGCTTTCGATGCAACGGCCTAGGAATTTTTCCCGATTGTGAGTAGGGATCAGGATGCTTACTAACGGTTTATCCATGGATTTTCCTTAGAAAAAAGATTGTCAATAACGTATCTGGCGCCAAATGGTTATTGAAATTACCAAGACTGTTGACCAACCAGCAAGCAATAAACGCTAACGCCCCCTTGTCGCTTAAAGATAACCCTACGGCTTCGCCTACAATAACCGCGATTAGAATCATACCCACGACCCCAAGCTCAAGCACGGCCTGCAATAAATCATTATGCGCCCATAGAGGGAATGCCCCCTCAGTTGTTAGCGTCACCTTTTTTACCGCCTGAATAAATGGCATCATATACCTATAGGTTCCCGGTCCTAATCCACGCCATGGACTCCAGAATGGTTTGCTTTCACTGATCGCAAATTTCCAGATATCGCGCCGGCCAGACATAGAAAAAAATGACCTATCTTTAAAATATTTGACCGTTAGAATGACCGCGACAATCGGCGAAGCTACTAGTGAATAAGGCAAAAAATAGATAAAAACTCCTACCAAATAAGCCGCCAAGCCAATAGCCGCCCTAGTGCTTAGAATGGCCAGACCGCCTAGCATTACCGCTGCATATGTAATAGGCGTAGCATCCTGGAGGGCATAGCAACACATTAGCCCTAATAGCGTCGCCTGAGTACTGGGATTAGCGCCAAAGCCATAGACTGCCACCCGTATTTGAGCACGCTCGCACCAGAACATCGGTTTAAGGAACGTCCATAAAGAGCTCAGGATAATCAGATATGGCATCGCCTCTATGGCAGAATCAGGCACGCTCTTTGGTATTAATAGCAGCGCCCCGAACATCGCCCACGTCGACATGACAGTGCCTAGCATCTCCTGGGAAGCCTGGGGATTTGCCGGCATATTGCCATAACTGAAATGCCAGACGGTGGCGTTATATATCGCCGCAATGGACATATAACTACAGAGCATACCTATAGGGAGAGACGTACTTCTACCTACTAAAACGCCCAAATACAGCGAAAAAAGCGACCAGATTAGTGACCATTTGGGCTTGTAATAATCAGAATCGACGTTGAAGGCGAAAATAAAAAGCAGAATTGTCGCGATTATGTATAGTTGCATGGCCTCAAACTCCTTCGCTAAAATATGGTAATTAAATTAGTATACTATTTAAAAAGGATAATTCGATGAAAATAATTCTGATGCTAATTTTGGCGCTAATATTTGCATCTTGCGCCTATAAAAGAAAAGAAGGGCCGGTGGAAGATCGCATGATTTGCCATAAAAATGTATTATCTGACAGATTAGTTTGCGAGCACCTAGGCACTATCCCAGAAGCTTCCGTAGAGTTATAATTACACCTATGATCCCACTAGGCACCGCGACGATCCAGCTTATCGCTTTCGGTAATGACTTAGGGATGAGGATAGACGAATTAAGCTTCTCTTCGATATTTTCGACGATTACAGAATTGCGTATTACCACTTCGTGAATGCTGTCTATCTTACGCGACTGTTCTACCATAAACTCTCTCATGCAGGCTTCCGCCATTAAGCATTTATCGCTCATACGTTAAATATCCGGTGACCGCGCTTTCTAATATCGAGGTGGATCCAGGTAGGCGTTGATTTTGGATTTTCCCAGTACATATCAATCTCTTCTAGCAGGGCAACATTGGCCTCCAGATAGTCGCAGATATCCCCGTCCATGTCGTGGAGATCAACTGCCATACAATATAGATGAGCGGAGTTAAGCGCCCCATGCGCTTTAAGATTATAATATCCAGGCCTATAACCGCTGTTCACTTCTAGGTTTTTAATGGTTTTTATCCAATATAATTTGCCAAAAAGATTAATTCTATTTAACAGAGCAAAGAGATTTTTTTCTAAAGAAGCGTCGAGCGGGAATTCCGTCTCTCGACCCATTAGGATATCGTCTCGACGCAAAGGCTTCCAGTCCATGGGCACCCCTTTTTAGATTATTGTGCCCACCAGATAGCTTTATCTATCTGATCGGTTACCATTTTTTTTTGACCGTTTGGCATTCTAGCTTTCGCGAGAATTTCTGCTAATTCTTTTATCTTAGCTTGAGATAGGCAGGCATATCCAGCGAATTGGTCACTGCTGGCATCAACAAAAATGCCTCGCTCATTAACAATTCCATTATGCTCAGGATCCGCCATGTAAAAATCTGGGCTCCAGCTAATTCCTGGATTCACGCAGCTTGTGAATAATAATGAGAATAATAAACATAATAAAATAGATTTCAATTCGGTCTCCTGAACGCGTCGTTGAGCGTGCGCGCAGCGGTTGGCTTGTCTGCTAATGCAAACGCCGCAGTGATTTGGGAGAGCTCTTTTCTAATGACAGCTTCTTCTATGCCTTTATCAATCTGGTCTTGAATATATTTAACCAGGTTAATAAATTCTGGCAAGAACCTAATCATTAGCTTTATTATTGCCCAAGCTCCCATTTTTTTTCTCCCGTAGATACTTAATAAACTGAAATATAGCAGGGATAATAAGCACTATGTTAGTTAGTAGTCTAATTATCGCCTGCCACATAGGTATTATCTCTCTATACTACGGCAACCACTGGCTGCACATCTTTATAGGCCTTTACTATTCTGCTGATCATTTGAAAATAATCGTTAGCAAGTACGACCAATTCAGCTGCATCAACGTCTTTCGCCTCTGCTGGAACTTCCTTGATCGCTTTAACCATTTCGATTAAAACAGGAAATCCTTTTAATAATTCTACTAGATGCCCAATGTCTGAAGCATCTACTTTTTTATCCGCGTATGTCTCTATAATCTGAGTTAAAAGTAATTCTAGCCCTGCATTCAATTTCTTTAGATTTTCTATTCCAACCATTTTATGCTCCTTTTGATGATCCTTTGAACCAGGCGTTTAATGTCCCGGAAGACGTTCCGCCCTTGGTATATATTAGCTTTACATAACTATAAATGGCATCCGTTATTTTGAACATAAATGACCCTGTAAGTGTATTTAAGGACGCCTGATAACTCGCACCGAGATCGAACCAATTAACATTATCGTTAGAGACCCAGGTGTTAACCGTACTCGCCGCGGTAGTCGCAGACCATATCCCCGAAATCAATAAAGTGTCCAGCTGCTCGCATTGGCAGACGACTGAGGTCGCGGTGGTGGTCATCGCATTTAAAGTGAATATTGGAACATTCCCGGTTACGTGCTTTCTCATTATGATCTCTCCCTGTTACTTATTTTAGATAAATCTGAACTCATATTATTCGCAGTGCTTAATTTAACATCGCGCTTCATTGGTTGATTCGCTTGATCTTCCTGTTTTTGATCTAAGTTATCAGTATAGCTATTTTGTAGCCCTTGAACTTCGCCCGGCTTCAGCATTGGGATATCTAATAGAACGGCCATTTGTAATTTGCTGTTATAGGCCAGGTGATCATAGCCCTGTTCGATGCCGACGTTAATAATCCTCTGTTTAATCTGGCCATAAAGCTTAGGATAAACCGCCTGAACTGCCTGAACTTTATCTTTAGTTAGCGTGCCATTTTGCAGATCTTCGATAATACCAAATGGGTTGTCGACTGCCGCGAATTGTCGGTCAAATTTAGCGAGCTGATAATCAGACGGCTTCCATTTTTTATTACCAAAGACGCCAGGCTCTGAAAGCCTCTTTGGCATTGATTCGTAGAGGTATTTAATCGCCGCGATACTTTTAGCGTTGTAGGCGTTGGCAACGTTAGGCGCGCCATTGGAGGATAAACTACCATGGACGGATGTCACTCCCTGGAGGGCACTCGGATCAGTGTACATCTGAGAAATTAAGCTAGCTGCCTTATCGAATTTTTTGGTCTTATCTTTCTCGTCACCGATAAATAATTTAGCAGCACCGTGAGCTGCGATCTGTCTTGCGGTCAATGAAATATCTTTCTTTGGAATCTCGCCTGTCTTTGCGTATCGTTCTAGACTATCTAGCTTTTTAGCGGTGTATTTCATCGTCTTTTCCACAAGCCCGAGAGAGTGGTAGACTGCGTTGGTCGCCCCCCTATTATAAACGATGTATCTCAGCCCTTCTTTAACATTGAATGCCACGTTTAACATGTCTAGAAATTGCAATCCTTGCGGAGTCCCTGACGGCCCAATCTTATCAGGCATCGCATCCATTAGAGTTTTGATATCTCTAAATTTCTGCTCACCTTCTTCTCCTAGCATTAATAATCTGGCCTCTAAAGGAACTTTTTTTAAGCTAGTCACGAATTTAGCGGGTGATATCTCGCCTTTATACATAGATTTTTCTGCTAATTCTGATATTTTGTAGGCCTTAATTGTATCGAAGACTTCTGGGAATTTTGCCTTAAGTTCTAATAGGCCGTCGACATTATTCATATTGAATAATTTCTTCGATAACTGCTCAGCAGTTTGCTCAGATATTTTAGTCGCAATCTGGGATAAGCTCTTTGACTCTCGTCCTCCTAGAATATTGTCTAATACTCCGAATTCTTTCATTGATTCCGCATAGGCTTTATCGGTTGTCTTAACTGCTGACTGTAGCGCCGCAGTCTCTTCCGCAGTCCCTACTTTAATACCTCCAAGCGCCTTCTCCCTCATCTTAGAGAATACATCGTATGATTCTGTAATTAACTTTTTTTCTATAGTCGGAGCCACTGGAGAATACATGCCGCCTATTAAAGTTCTAAGCTTTTTAACATCGCCAATAGTCTCAGCATTATCAATATAGGTCATTAACTCTTCGGCCTTTGCCTTTGCCGGCCCTAACCTGTACGCGTCTAGCTCCATTATCTCTTGCTTTGCTTGCTCTTTAATTGATTTTGCCAGCTCAATACTGCCATACCTGTCTTCTAATTGAGTATATACTTTGCTTAACTCCGCTTGCCTTTCAGTTATTCGCCCTAATAATTGCTTCTGGGCCATGTCGCCTGTTTCATATAATGTTCTGGATACTTCAGGTGTAAGCAGTTGGTCGGTTACTTCTTTTACAGGCTTATAAACTTGGTTTAAGTCTTTTTTAACTAACTCACCGGCCAGAGATGGCGACTGGTATAAAGAAGATTCCGTCCCACGCACTACCGGATTAGCGGAAAGCATTCCTTTAGTTGGAACGGCCCCTAATCGACCTGCTGCTGCTTCTATCTCTGCTTTATTCCCTGCCGGAACATCTTTAAATAAATTACCGATTAAATCTGTTTTATCGGCCTCTTCCATTTTCTTTATAGATTCGCCGCCGCCTATGCTGCTTTTTAAATTGCCAAGCAGATAACCAGTGCCTTTCGCCGCGCCCTTGCCTAACTCTATAGCGCCTTGAAACGCTGAGCCCATTAACCCGCCGGCGAGTAGCGTCTCTGCTGCCTGGTCATAGTCGCCAAACGCGGCTTCCGTAACGGCTTGAGGGGCCATTAGAGCGGCACCTTCGGCCCCCGAATTTATAAGATTGCCAGCGATACCGGATGCGGCTTTACCGATGTCAGAAGCGGTTAAAGCGCTGCCAACTGAAGCCGCGGCGTTTGCTATTCTTTCGCCGACAATTCTTTCCGCTACATTAGCGCCAAGCCCGAGCGCTTTAGTTCCTAATTTAGCTAAAGGCCCACCGTATAGGGTAGATGCTCCAAAGCCGATTACTCCGCCTATGGTGTTGGCGATGTCATGTTGTTTTTTAATTGCTTCACGTTTAGCGGCTTCTAGCGGTGCATCTGTATAATCTTTAATAGTCTCGGGAACGCCCATTAACGCTTCATCCGCGGCCTGACCGAGAGCCACCTTAACTGCGCCAGATACGCCTTTGTTTGCGTCGAGGTAATTGTGAACTGCAATATCATCTTGGGTTGCTTGACGATAACCGAGACCTAGTGCTTTATTAACTTCACCGGCATCGACTGTTACCATCTCGTTATCGGGGTTTACTAAAGCTATTCCCGTATTATCGGATTTTTTCATTTTACTTGCCCTTCTAATTTTCTAGCAGAAGTTACATCGCCGAAAGCCTGGTCAACTTTCATCCCCTCATTCTTTGCTTTAATTTGGATATTCCGCTGAATAACATTTTTAAGCTTAGAAAGCGTTGCTAGAGCGTTGATCTGCTTGACATCGGTTGGATTTGCGACGACTTGATCCATGATTTTCATCTCGGATTCACTCATTGCGCCTGGCCCAACTACATCGGTACGTAACTGGCCTTTTAATAGGCTTTTTAACTGATAGGCGACTGCTGATGCTTCAGACGGAACCCACTCTCTCTCGCTTTTTTTGCCAATGTCGATGAGATCTTGAATGGTCGATATATTAGATTGAGCAAGGTTAGCATCGGCCTGTAAAGTCTTCGCCCGTTCAGTGCTATTGGCGAGACCTTTAAAGCCTGGCCCTTGCACGAAACGCTCGCGATCTTCTTTGGGTAATATCGATAAAATTTGCGCAGTTTGTCCGTCAGCGCCGAATAGGCTTGATCGCATTTCCTGAACTTTAGTATTTTCTAGCGCTTTTTGCATACTCTCGCGTTTGCCTTGCTCTAAAGCTTGGATGGCGAAATCTGCTTTGGCAGCTATTTCAGGAGATTGATATTTGGCAGCGATTGCTTTTAATTTATTTTGGATATTACCGGCGTAAACCGCTCTAGCAGCTTCTTCTGCTGCTTGACTATCGCCTAATTTCAATCGTAGATCTGCTAAAATCCCCTTATGTTGAGCGACTGTGTTTCCGGCCTTATCAAGATTGGCTTTTTGAGCTGCGATATCATTTTCAATCTGGTTATGGATGATCTTTAATGCCTGATTTTCGCCTCCAGCTATACCGCCAAGGAAAATACCGATGGCAGCTTGAATGCGCTGACCAGTCGATAGACTATTCATGTAGTGATTGCTATCAATGCTTTTATTATCGTAGTCTGATACGGCCTTATTAAGTGCTAGAGTCCGAGCGTCCTGTTCTTTCTTTATCTGTTTTTGCTCTTCTATTGCCGCATTTTGCTTGTCGACTATTGCTTTAGTTTGCTCTGGGGTTAACAGCTGAGCGTTCAGCGTGTTTGCGGTCTCTTTCGCCGCTCCCATCTGTGCCCGGCCTTGCGCTGCCAGGGCGGTTTGTTGAGCAGTTATTGGCGCGGCCATTTGCTCTGGGGCTAATAGCTGCGTGCTTGGCATCTGCGTCTGTTGTTGAGGTATAGCTAGGTTAACCTGTGTTGGCTCAATGGATTGATTAGGGTGCTGATCTGGCGTTACAGGGGCTAATTGCTCCTGTATCATCTGATCTGGCTCGAAACTGGCCTTTTGATTGTCCATATATGGCATAAATTCTCCTTTAGATGACCTTATTTTTTTCCTGCACCTGGCATTAATGCTGAACCAAGTCCACTAATAAGACCCATTCGATTTCCAGCGGCCGCTTGGAACGCACCGGTGTTAGTTTGATTCATTTGTGATTGTTGCCCTGCTATTGCCGCTTGTCTTGCCATTAAAGCCTGTCGATTGGCCTCATCTTGTTGAGCCTGAGCATTTATATAAAACTGCTGATTTTGATTAATCGCACCGGCAGCATTCACGTCTCCTGTGCGACCAGAAGCGAGAGCGCCGGCCAATCCAGATTGCCCTGCCATCTGCTCTTGCGCTTTTAATTGTGCAGATTGATTAGCGGCCTGTTGACCGATACTCGCGGTATTTTGCGCACCTAATCTCGCTGCTAGTCCGGCATTAATCCCATGCTGAGATGCCATCATACCTTGCTGTTGAGCGATATTTTGGTTAGTCGCTTGGGTTAATTGATCTTGGACGACCGATGGGCCTGTGCCTGCCGCCTGCTCTTGGAGTGCTCCCATTTGATTAATTTGGGCCGCTCTAAATGGATCCCCACCGCCTAATGCGCTATCTCCTGATTGAGATCGAGCTAATCCTTGCGCTAATTGTGCTCTCATTGTCGCATCATTAGGATCAATATACGCGCCAATCTCTGGCTGATATAATGTGGCAGCAGGCGCTTGGCCAGTACCTAAAAGCCCCATTTGCCCTTCACCGCCGAAAATTGTTCTTCCTATGTCGCCAAATATTCCCATACTAACCTCACATGTTTTTAATTTTAGGTATTTTAAATAGCCCCTTCTTAATACCGACTTCTAATGATAATGCAGTCAAATTAAATGAAGCGCCTTCTATCCCGTCAGGGTTAACCGTCGTTATTTCATACCTGATAGATTGGCATTTCTGGATAGAATTATTTATTTTGAATTGCCAAATATAATCATTACTACCGCCATAGTAAGCAGCGTTGCCATATAATGCATCATCGCCGTATGTAGAATTTCCAAGGGCAGTAACGGAGTTAATGTTAAAATCATCTCTCCAGCTCTCCTCAAAATTGTAACCTACTCTAACGCGTAGAATGTGATTAGATCTAAATTGCCCTATAATGGCCGCTTGATAGATCCTTTGGAAAGATTGGATGCCTCCGGTCTGGATCCAATTCGTCGTGACTTTCATCATAATATTAGATGAATTATCTAGATAGGTAGCGCTATTTTCATAGTCTACAACTCCAGACGATCTAGCTAATACGAAATTAGAATTCCAGCGCCTAGAAGCGATACAATTCATATTAGTAAACGTCGACCATTGCTTAAGGTAGTAATCGTACACCAGGCACGATCCATCGGTATGAGTAAAGCGTATCTGATTAACCGAGTCGCACAATACTGCACCACTAGGTGTGAGCCCGTTAAACGCCTCTACCTGCGCTCCAATGTATTCAACCTGCAATGATCTATCTAATAGGTAATATCCTTTAGCGGACTTAAACATAGCGCCTACGGGGGTTATAACGATTGATTTACTGGATACGCACCCAACATCGGTCGCGATTGCTTGAGGTGTTCCAATATCGTTATTGAACCCCGTATCAGTAGGCCCTGAAGCAAGTTGATAATAGATAGAATTACTTTTAAAGAAAATTAACTTCTCATCTAGCTGGACTAATCCGGTTATCCCTCGCTTCCCCTGATCAATCCGGGCCACGATTAAGTCACTAAAATTCACTGATTCATTTTGGGAGAATTGGCGCGAATACCAAATTGCATTATCGTCTTCAAGCCCAGCGATAATCAGCCGATTGTTGTAAACATAGATTTTAGTACACGATGGGGGTGCAATATTTTCCAGCACTCCGCCGGTTGTATAGAGCAGTTCATTTCCGACGATTACGGTGTCGGTTAGATTGTCTACATAGGCGACCGTATCCTGCGAAGTCACGTTTAGTAACGGCGACGTAATAGAAGACGCACGATAAAAAACAGTACCGTTATTAGTAGTACGATAGACAACTACGGATATATCACCCTTCGCGGCCTTGCGTTCGGTTAAACGAAGAGTCGGTATCGTCAGAGTTACGACGTTAGTTCCCCCGGCAGTAACCGATGAGGTTGGAATACTGGGAGAGCTACGGTGTATCTGACCTTGAATATCAGTCCATTCATAGGCGATTGCATATTGCCGAGTTCCATCGGTCATTCCGGCACCTGCTGTGCTATTAGCGGCGACAATATTCTCCGGGTAGAGGTTGTAACCATGCTCAACAAGATTTGTCCCGTCATAGTCGAATAGCATACCAGCTGCAATATGGAGGTTATTTCCAAGCTGCGCAGTATCGAATAGAGCAGTTGTATCAAAGTTGAAAACGATCTTCTGGAGACCATTAGTAGAAAAAACATTGTTATTTTGCGAGTTCAATGATGTTTTTACGATCATTGGAGCAAGCCATTCATAGGTACTTATAGAATAGACATTGCAAAGCCCGGAGACGTTAGCAGTGAGCCCCCCCGCGTTTTGATATGATATTCTATTCGCTATGAAATAGGATGATGTACTAATATTTTTTGCAGTGAAATGCGTAGATTGTAATACACTTTCATGCCCGACAATCAGATAAACATTAGAGTCATATCCAGTGAATGCTTTGGAGATAAGACCTACACTACGCGCCCATACTTGAGCGGTTCCTACTGTGCCGGTTCTAGAGATTGTATTAGATTTAATGTATCTATAGTAAGTTTGCGCAGAAGTGACTTCATACCAGACCTGGACGGAACTTGAAGTTAGATTAATTGCAGTAATATTTCTGGATAGAGTCGTCGAAGCGTCTATTATTCGGCTTATCGGGGTGTTAGCTAGACCTATATCGTAGATAATACATCTAGTCCCATCGGTAGAATTATGGAAAAAAACATAGAGGCCATCATTAGTAACGTCGCCTCTATAATATGCCAAAATAGCTATACTGCCATCGGGATCTTTCGCAAATTCTACTGGAGAAGGATAGCCGTCGGTTGCACTAGCTAAAAGACCATTCGCTTTTAAATATCCTGTAACGATCACGCTTCCAGAGGATTTTCTATAGGCAATTACGTTATTATTTCCAGCAGGAGCGATGTCATAGATTGCAGTCGCGTGAATATTCGCAGTTACAGAAGCCGCTGCGCTAAATGAGGTCGGATTACCAACCGAAAGGACGTTAACTTTAAGCGTATTAGTTTCGACATAATAGACTAGGATACTATTGGTCGTTATTGCGCATCTTGGATGCACTCCAGTTGTAGATAATTGATAATTACTTTGGATTTGGTTGCCAGAGGTTTCGTCGACTACAGTAGCGCGGATCCCTCCGCCTGAGTCTTGATAGGCATAAACAGTAATGCCAGAGAGATAACCGATATCTGGTGACGACTGAGTATTGGCATTACGTAAAATACCGACTCCGCGGACTGCTACTCCTGCGAAGTTACCTTTATCGAGCCAGTTATTAGATGAGCTAACATAGGAATAAAGATTATTAGAGCTCAATAGATCTAACTCATCCTGAAATGTCGCGATTGCTCTAGTATCCGTAATCGCTGTTCCAGTAGTCGTTAGATTTCCTAGTGCTGTAAGACCGTAGCGTTTTTGGACTTGGCCTACTGAGGTAAAAACGCCATTTTCTAGTTCTAAAAGACCGTCACGCATTAGCTTGGGGTCGACTTTCGTATTAAGCCCAAGACCTAGGTTGACGGTGATATTTTGTTTTTCTAAGGCCATTATGTTTCCTTTAAAATGCTGCTATATCTGTAGAGCCGGCAGTCCCTGCACTGCCTCCGGCTCCGCCGTTACCAGTGCCCTTACTGCTTGCTCCTCCCGCGGTAACTGTCTTTGTTATAGTAGAGCTATCAGTTTTATATCTTATATAAATCTTACCGCCTGAACCACCGGCACCACCGCCGCCTGCTCCTGCTCTTTGTCCGTAACCATTGGCGGTTTCGTTTGCTACACTTCCGCCGTTTCCTCCGGTTACTCCTGCAACTGTAATAGTCCCGTTACCAGATAAAGCTTTAGCGTAAATGATAAGACCTTGACCGTGTCGACCGCGTGATCCGCCTCCTCCTCCACCAGCAAAAAAAGCATTAGCGCCATCATTATTTGAAGCGCCGTTGCCACCAGTCCCGGAGTAGACAGAAGCGCCACCACCACCGGCAGCAGAATAGCCTATATAATCTGGGGTATCCCCACTTGCGCCGCCGGATCCACCTGCGGAAGCGCCTCCAGACGCACCTGCGCTACCAGCGTAGAACGTTCCATGATCATGGGCCCAACCTTGCCCACCGCCGCCGTTGCCAGAGCCTTGCGAGCTTGCGGTTGAACTTCCAGAATCTATAGGACTGGCCGCGCCGCCACCTGCACCACCTGCACTTTGGGTGATAGTATAACTAGCGGAGAGCCCGGTTTCGGTGACGGTTTTAGTGAAAGTTCCGCCAGTATGTTCTCCGGTCACGCCTTTGATCTGGCCGTTCATAACTAGGGTTTTAGCGGTTATTAATGTGAATGCTGAGCCTGCTAATATATTTAAAATACCACTGGCATCAATAGTTAGCGTATCGTAGTTAAACGTTCCGCCATTCGCTAGGTTGGTAGTGCCTCCAGTGATAGTAACGTTACCGAGGGTTGTAACGAAAGGCCATTGCTGTCTCCCGGAGGTAATGACACCCATAAGTAAACTACTCATGCTTTTAATGCTCCTGTTAGAATCCATGTATCGGTCGCGACTTTTAGCGCGGCCGCCATCGAGTATTGCGCATTCAATTTAAGCCCCAATTCGCTTCTAATCGTGACGCCACCACCAGCGACTACCGACAATGCACCTGTACCGTCTTGATACATAAATATTTGCGTACCTAATGGAAAGGCTACGGATGAGTTAGGAGGGATCGTCAAGGTATGAGCAACCGAGCCAGTTAGCTGGACCATTTTATTCTGATCTGCGAGGACCGCGGTATAGTCAGTGCTGATAGTATCTAGAGTAACCGCTAATGCTCCTGGATCCAATTGAGCTAAAGTAATTGTAGAGAAACTTAGATTGCCACTTGCATCGCAAACCATTGGCAATGTAGATGCTGGCAGTGCAGTCGGTAGAACTAAACTGTAGTTACTCGCTAAACTAGTAACAGTCTTGAACTCGACATATTTACCACTAGAGACTCTTTCAAATATTTTAAAGTCGCCGACATTAACCTTGGCATAAATTCCTGTCGAACTGGTAAAAGTAAAGGTCGTCCCGGCGGTTGTATAAGACAAACTAGCAGTCGACGTTGAATAGTCTCCGCCAATTTGACCGATGGATGTTAAATTTAGTCCCCCAGCATTCGTGATCTTGATAGAATTGCCAGAATTGTCGTTATAATAGAGCTCACCACTACTCGCAGAAAGCGAAGTCTTATAGGTCACGGCGCTTAAAGGCGATCCGTTATTTTTCATACCGACATTAAGCACGTTAGTTAAATCGAAATTGCCTAAGCTCAATGTCGCGTTCATGTTCAACCCTGCCACGGGGATTCTCGTCCCTTTATTAGTGGTATGGTCGTGGGAATCGACAAGGTTAAAGGCAGCATTGAGTTCAGTCGCCCAGGCGGGACCTATCTCTACGCCGACAATTGGCAGCGTTAGATTCATATTCGTTGTCGTGGTAGTCGTGGTCATATTAACCTCTAAAAAATGTATAAAGTTACGGTAACGGTGCCACTTGATTTTAGAATTATTTGTCTCTCAGGATTAGCGTTAACTGTCGAGCTGCGATAAACATGCTGGGCGGCGTTTTTGTCTGTTATTACCCAGCCTTTATATTTGCGATTAAGCAAATGATTAACAATAGTATCGCTGGCGGTAACCGTCGCGTCAACAAAGTTTCCTCCGATGAATTCGGAGATAGTTAACGCGTCAAATGTTTCTTTGGTATTCGACTGGATCTTCTGGAGTTCATAATCGGACGTAAATATTTGCTTAAAGTGCGGCGTCGCCATCTATTACCACCCAATATAAGGAAATGTACCCCCGAAGCGTTGTGAGGCAGCATTAACATCGCCTATCCGCTCTGGTGATCCAGCATCTCTATTAGACGCCATCGCCTGGATACGGGCAGTCAGCTGCTGCTTGCACATAATAAGCGCGCTAGGGTCGGTTTCTTCTTTGATATTACATTTAATCGCAGAATCTACTATGATGTATTCTTCGAAATTCAGGACATCTACCAGTGTATCGGCTGCGTTCACTAGAGCAGTATAGCTAGGGATATACCACATTTGATAATCACCGGGAGCTCTATCTTCAGGGACGAAAAAAATCGTGCCGCCCATCAAACGATAGTTAACCCCGAGTCGCCCCAGGACTGACCGCGTTCGAGAGTCGACACGATTGCGTTCTATAAAATTGTAAGGGTAAACAGTTGTCCACTGGCCTTCTAATTTGAGATCCATCCCGCGTATCTTATAAAAGTCCGACGGAACTGCGTGGGTATTACCTGCGCTAATAGTGAATAACTCAGTCTGGGAATAGTAGTCTTCAAAGCGCGATACCAGGATATCATATAACTCCCCGTAGGAAGCGTTGATATAGCCAGTAAGCTCGCTATCGGTTATGAAATTACTAGTCTGTTGATCTGCGCGTTCACGTACTTTCTCTCGTAATTGTGCCAGTGTAAACATTATTTACCGCCTTCCATTTCACTTTCTGAACCGTATTCCGGCTCAGTTTCTTCTTCTTCATTCATTTGGTCATAAAGCTCATGAAAATCTTTCTGCGCTTGAACAAAAAGCTTAACGTCATTTGCCTTAATGGCGTGGAGCATATCCTCCGCTGCTGCCTCAAGACCTACCTCGTAATCTTTCTCTTCGCTTACTTCATTCTCATACTCTTCGCCCATAGGCGGCTTCATACCAGCGATAATTAAAGAAGCAGTTTTTTTCGGTTGTATCATTAAACCAGGCATAACTTACTCCTTAGAAACTCCAAATACGACCTGAAGAGGATCTACGCGCTTTAATTGAGAAATAGATTGTAGAGTTACTAGCAGGCTCAATCGCTGTGCCAGCTGTGCCGCAAGCTACAACATTTAAAGTTTTAGCACGAAAATCAGATTGTAATACAGTATCTTGGTGTTTCAATTTAACGCTCATGACATTACTATCGGTCTGATGGGCAACTACACTATCAAAGAATAGAAAAGTATCGAAAGCATCATCTAGAGTAACCGTATAGGCACCAACGCCTGTACGTGCTACACTTGTAATCCCAAGACCCCCGTAAGTAATAGCTGTACCAATGCTATTGATATAACCAAACAAACAGCAAACTTGTTTCTCTAAAGCTAATGCAGCGTTAAAAATTCTATTAGACATAAAAACTCCTTAGGTTGGATATACTTTATTGGTTTCCCACGGCAATAAAGAGGAGAGAGATTTGACTCCCTCTCCTAGGTATTATCAGATCAAATTATGCGGATACTGTACAGTTAATGTTATAACCAGGTGCTTTACAACCTACGTTGCCGTAGAATCCGTAACGCACTTCAACCCCATCTGAATTTGCTTGTCTTAACATTTGAAGACCGTCTGTATCTATTACTCTAACTGATTTTCCGAGTGAATACAATTTCCATGTATCCATTTGAACACCGTAGATAGTAGTAGGCGGACAGTTTTGGTCAGGTAAACATTTAATAGTTCCGCGTGGGCCGTTAACGGTAATTCCGCGGAAAGCAATCTCAGGATTCATTTTCAGATCGATGTACATAACCTTTGAACCTAATGCTTTTTCTAGTTTAGAATACTGAGCATAATTCATAAAGAAATAATCAATCTTAGAGCCTTCTCTAGCAGCATAAACAGCGGCTTCGATCAATGCTTCTTCGATAGGCAGCGAGCTAACATCAAGACGTAGACCGCCAAGACGTGTATCTACTGATCTATCAGTCCCAAAGAACAGAGAACTAGTAGGAGCAGAAGATGGAACCCATGCGCCAAGGCCAGCAATTTTTGTAAGAGTTGACGAGCTATGATCTCCGCGAATAAACAGGTAATCGCTTACGCCAATAGCAGGAATACCATTAGTCCCGTCGTTAACTGCATAGCCGAAAGTCAGGATACCAGCTGAACGGTTAACTCCAGTAACGATAAGACCGTTGCCTGATGATCCGTATGCTCTAGAAGCGCCAGTCAAAGAAGCCGCAACATCTAATTCCATACCAACTTCGAAGTTAGTAATCTCGTTGATGTTAGAAAGAGTTAAGGTTAACCCTGATACTACACCACCGTTTAGAACGCCAACTTCACCGTAACCTGCACGGTACATAGATACCGCTACTGATCTGGTCAAAGAGTTAATAGCGCCATCGATTTCAACTGTAGCAGCTTCGAGGAACGCATTGCTATTGCCTTTAGAAGCTTCTAAAGTTTCGTTATCAATTGTCGCAATAGAGTAATCTTTTACTCTGGTTAATAGAAAATCGTCCAGCTTAGTGCTAGTTAATCCACCACGTGTTTGAGCGCGTGCGAAAGTCGCAGAACGCCCTTGTGGGTTACCCCAAATGGTTACGATAGGTAGGTTACGACCACCAAAATCTTCCATTTTGGGCATTAAGGCGAAAAGTGGGTTATCCTTGTAAACCATCATCTCAATACGATCATTTGTATACACTTTGTTACTCTGCTTTCGCAGGGAGAGACCTCTTCGGATCTCTCTCACTGGTTTCATTCTGTTATTGCCAGTGTTCAGACTATCGCACGCGGTGTTTATTCCGCCCCTCTCACTTAGTCGTTCACGGTGGCTTTCGCCTTCCGCCCTGTTGTCCTCTTCAGGATTTCCAAGTCAATCAGAGTGGGTTTAGACAGCACTATACCGTCAGGCGATGGGGTTCCCCATCTTTTATGATTAGTGATAGCTACGGCTTTTTTACTAATTCATTTTCTCTATAAACGCCGTAAATTACCATATAATCAACATACCTTATGTGACGCTATTGGTTAATGCTGTTTTAACGCAGCATCAAAACTAGTTAAATCCAAGGCCATGTGTTACTCCTAATTAGACCACTTTATTAAAGCGGCCGCTTTTTTTAATGATTCTTCATTCGACAATAATCTTTTTTCTTCTAGACCTGAGGAATTACCGTTAGCTCTATTGGTTAGGATTAGTGGGGTGGCTGTCTTTTTTTCCTGGCTGTCTTTTACGTAACCCAATTTTGCCGCAAGCTTTTTAGAGTTCCTAGCAATGCGCTCTAGATGTCCGTCTAAGTACTCTTCTACTTTGGAGGCGGCTTCATCGATTGCCATTACTTTACCGGTCTTTTTAAAATACTCTTCCACTACTTCAAACACCGTATCATGGGCGTTATTTTCGCGGATCAGCTCAAATTTCTCTGGATTGTCTTCTACGTGTTTTTTGATGTTGTCTTGGAATAGCTGTATATTTTTTTCATTCGTCTCTCTTATATTTCGCTCTTCTCTCTCTGTACGTTCTTTCTCTTGCCTGTCTATCCGGTCTTGGAGTTCTTTTAACTTCTCGTCGGTAGATGGCTCTCGCTTAGAACCTAAAGCATGATGAAGCACGTCGTCTAATTTTACACCATATTTCTCCAGGAAGGCAATGGGGTCATTGCGCAATC